CCTCGCTCTGGAGCCTGCCGCTCGCCACGACGAACGCCGTGCGGATGTTCTTCGCGAGCAGCTCCGGCTTCCGCACCATCGCTGCGAAGAGCTTGCCGTTCTGGATCATCAGGCTCCACCCGGATCCGCGCTCGACTTCACGGTCAGCCATTCGCGGCAAACCTCAAGCGGCGATAAGGCGTCAGCGCCTCGATCACGTCAGGGACCAGGGCGAGCGGCTTCTCGTAGTTGATCGACGCGCCGCCCACGTTCATGCTCGCGCCCTGGGGGCTGTCTCGACGGCGCCACATCGCGACGGTCTGAACGTCGGCGGCGTAGGTGATATCCCCATAGGCCGAGATCAGCGCAGCAGTGTCAGCCGCGAAGCCTGCCGTGTAGACGACCTGCATCACGTTCGGCGCTGTCGCGAGGTTGTTCCCCTTCCAGTTGTTGATCGGGTAGTAGAGGAAGTTCACCATCCCCGTCTCGGCGTCAAACTTGTAGTCGCTCGAGTTCACCGCCGTCGCTGTCGCGAAGTCCCAGTCCAGCGCCAGCTTGATCGACGCGACTGCCGTGACCGGGTACGCCCGAAGGAATAGCACGTCCTGGCGCGGCCTGATCGGGTAGGTCTCGGTCCGCTCCTTCGCCTCGAGGGGGCGGTCGATGTAGTTCTCGATCCTCCGAGTCGCCGCTGCCACCATCGTGGTGAGCACGGCGTCGTAGCTGCTCGAGCTGATGTCCAGCAGAGCCTTCACTCGGTCGATCGTGGTGGCGTTCATGCGTCAGTCTTGTCGGCCTCTGCCGCCTTGGTCTTCTTCGCGCTGGCCTTCTTCTTCGGCTTCGGCTTCGGCTTCGGCCCTTCAGGCGCGGAGCCGTTGAAGAACGTAAAGGTGTGGAGGACATCGGCAGGCATATCGCAGCGCACCTCTCCCTCGACCTCATCGACGACCTGCGTGATCTTGGCACGGTCATCCCACAGGAGCGCAGACGCGAAGTCGCGGCCTGCCGGGCGACCCGCATCCTCGAAGCCCTCGAACAGCTCGCCGCTCTCTGCGCGGACGATGCCGCCCGGCCACAGGAGCGTTGCTCCCTCGTTCACTCTGTAGACGCTCACTCGTCGCCCTCCTTCTTCTTGCGGCGCAGGATGCCCTTGCGCTTCTTCTTCGGCTTCGGCTCTTCGTCGGCAGTGACCGGCTCGGCCTCCTCCACAGGTGCGGAGGAGGTGAGCCGGTCGAGGTCACGAGGTGAAGTCGGGGCCTGCCGTTCGGAGAGGCGTTCCAAGACCTCGGCCTGCTCAATCATCGTCCGGCGCTCCTTCCAATCGTCGGCGTCGATGATGTACCCCTGCTCCCCCCGGAGCGTTCCATCGGGGTACACGAGCTGGCGTCCTTTTTTCACCCTGTACTTCATTCGCGGCCTCTGGTTCAGATGTTGATCTCACACGCGATGGCGTGCGCGGTGTTCGTCGGCTGCGAGAGCGCGATGACTGAGGCGAACGCATCGCCACCAGCCACGACCAGCTTGCCCCGCAGATAGCGTTCGCGGCTGTTGAGCAGCACGCGGATCCGCCTCGTTTGGTCGTTCGTTGAGACCTGCGGAAGGTCGGAGCCTGTGACCTTCGCCCAGGAGTCCGCCCCGCCGCTGTCTGAGGACTCCTCGAGGGAGAAGTCCACGGTCCCGGATACGGCGCCCGTGTCGATCACAAAGCAGATCGCGTGCTCGCTGCGCGTGTCGATCGCAGCAGAGACGTGAGTCGTGTCAGACCACTCCTTCGCGTGATGAAGCGCGTGGAGCCTGAAGTCTTTGTGGAAGTCGGGAAGAGCCATAGCAGGGGGGGGAGCAGCAGGACGCTCGAGGGTCTCGAGCGCCCTGCCGCGATAGATCAGACCTCGAACGAGAAGGTCGAGCCGTCGCCCGTGTAGTACGGGGTCAGGATCACGCTGACCGAGAACTCGGCGCCAGCCGTCGCCTGAACGGCGGACAGCTTCAGGAACCGATCAGTCGCGTCCAGGTTGACCCGTCCGACGTAGACCGCCTCGTCGTTGGCCGTCGTGACCTGGGAGAACACCGCGCCACTGATAGCGCTGTAGCTCCCGCCGGAGGTCGTAGCTGCGGTGACGGTGATGTCCGTCGTTCCGCCGCCAGCACTGGTGCCGGCGTTGTAGACGATGAGGGCTTGATGGTAGCCCTTAGTGTCGATGGCAGCAGCGGACAGGGTAGTGCCCGCGCTGTAGCTGTCAGCCTTGTGGCTGAGAACGGCCTTGAATGCCGCAACGTCTGAGAGACTCATGTGTCGATCCTCCTTGGATCAGCCAGCGACGGAGAAGGACTCAGGGTGGCGCAGTGCCACATCGACTCGCATCGTCGCGCGAATGTGAGTCTGGTCTTTCGAGAAGGCGTCGTCCGAAGTGTCGGACGCCAGGAGACGCATCCCGCCCCAGCGGCAGATCATCACGTCGTCCCAGTTGCCGAACATGACCGAGCCCGCCGATGCAGGCGCAGCGGTCGGCGCGGTCAGTTGCGTTGACGTGCGGACCGGGTAGCCGAACAGGGTCGTGGCGAATCCCTCCGAGGTCGAGACGGCGTTGATGGGGACAGACTTGCCTGCACCATCGACTTCCATCTGTCGGATCTCGCTCATCATGAGCGGGTGCACGCACCAGCCGAGACGACCGCGCAGCGCGTTGGCTGCATCAAGGTCAGACATGAACTCCATCATGGAGGCCATTGACGGCGCGTTGCCGATACCAGCACCGGCACCAGCAAGGTCCTGCATCGTCACGGAACCAATGCCCGCCGTCTGAAGGATGCCGACAGGCTCGCCAGCGCCGCCGCCAGCTGATCCGTTGAGGACGCCGAGGTCAACGGCAAGGCCAAGCTGCGAGGCAAGGTCCTGCTCGATGATCGAGTCCGCAGTCGGAGCCGAGGTCTCCAGCAGAAGGTTCGACAGGATGACCCGACCGGCAACGGTCTTGGGCGTCATGTTGATCTGCTCGAAGCCCAGGTCGCTCGCCGTGATGGTCGAGTTCTCCGAAACCCAGTAGCCCGACGCAGAGGTCGTGAGCTTCGGGATGCTCACGGGAACGCCCGTCGAAGGCATGTCCCGAGCACCCAGGTCGTACGCCACGACGTTGGCCTTGAGCTTCTCGATGACCGTCTGGATGGCCTCCTCGGGAACGATGTAGCCGCCAGCCGTGTCGGTCCCCACCGTCATGGCCTTCTCCTTCGTCGCCCTGAACACTTCCTGCTCGTAGGGTGCATCGGAGAAGTCCTTGCGAGCAAGGGCGCGACAGGCGCGGGCCATGCTGAACGAGTCACGCGCTTGCGACTCATCAGCGGCCACGACGCCAGGAAGGGACATCGACCGAGCTTCGGTCAGTTGGCCCTTCACGGTTCCGATCTCGTCCTCGAGCCCTCGGATCTGGTCCTCGAGCTTCGAGCGGTTCGCAGCGTCCTCAGAACGCCAGTCACCCATAGTGCGCTCGAGGGAATCCCCGAGCGTCTTCAGTTGCGCTTCGAGCGCGGTCTCAATGTTCTGCATGGTTCAGTTGTTGCAGTCGGTTCAGGAAGTCATCAGTCACAGATCGAAGGCTCGCATCCACGTCCGCTGCAAGGCGGTCGCGGAACTCATCAACAACAGCCGGGGGCGACGCCGGAGCGGGTGAGGTGCCATCGGGCGAACCATGTCCGCCAGCACCGTCACCACCGAAGTCGCGGATCCGAACCGTGAGATCGCTCACAGAATCGACCAGTGTGCTCAGTGCGCGGGCCTGCTCGGCCTGCGCGTCCACGAGGTGGGCGAACGATGAGGTGAGGCTCTTCTCCTTCTCCTCTTCCTCCTCGTCCTTGTAGCCGGAGCCCTTCTCCTCCTCGTCGGGCTTCATGCCCATCTCCTCGTCGTCGTAGTCCTCGAGGTTCATGAGGCACTCCATCGCCATGCGGAGATGTCCCATCGCCTCGGCCACGCCTTCGTTCTTCGCCACCGTCGCAGCCGCCTTCTCCTCCGGCTCCGAATCAGCAGACTCCTCAGAAGACTCCGCGACCTCGCGGACCTTGGTGAGTGTGGAGAACTTGTGGCCCACCAAGGTCTCGGTCGGCTCCCCGTCCTCGTAGAGGCGGATCAGAGCAGCCGGGTCCTCCTCGGTGCCCTCCACGCTGAACGAGCTGTCGGGGATGTCGATCGTGCCGCTGTCTTCGATGCGCTCGATCTGACCTTCAGCGGACCCGCCGCTGCTGTCCCAGCGCACTACGTCGCCCACGGAGAGCGTGCCGGGGTCGGCCTTCGTGTGGGCGCCAAGATCCACGAAGCCTCGGATCTTGGCCTTGAGGCGCTTCGCGAGTTCGTCTTCGGTCATGGGAATGGTCTTGAGGAATCGGTCCACGGTGCGGTCGCCAACTAGGCCCGCCGCCGCGAGTGATTTCGCGCCGGTCACCAGCGCGGAGGGGTTAGCGGGAACTGAGACCACGCTGATCTCAAGGAGATCCGCGCTCGAGTAGATGACGCCATAGGGCGGCATCCCCAGGTCAGCCTTCTCCTTCTCGGTGGCCTCCTCGGCCTCGAGGGGCATGAAGCCCACAGAGACGGCGTTCAGGAACCCGCCCTTGGAAAGCTGGTAGATCGTGTCCGCGAACTCGTGCGCCTCCGGCGGCGCGAACTCAACCGACGCCAGGAGCGCGGGCTTCCCGTCCTCCATGACGCTGCGGCGGACGTTCGTGGCTCGCCCGATCGGCGGCACGTTGCTCGTATCGTGGCCCCAGAGGATGACCGGGTTCCGCTTGTAGGTCGTCAGGTTCCAGCCCGCGACCTTGATCACGTCGCCCATCCGGTCAGGCGTCTCGTCGCTGGCGATGTAGGTCAGCGTCCGGTCGCCCGTCTCCATCGGCACGGACGCCTTCGCGCGGATCTGCGGCAGGCCGCTCGCCTTGAGGTTGAGCAGCTCGCGGGAGCGCAGATGCGTCGGCGTCGCGCAGAGGTCGGTGAGGAATTGGTGCGTCATCAGAGGTCAGTGAATTCGGGGTGGACGCCAGGAAGGAGGACGCAGCGGCAGTTCGCCACCTGCGCTGCCCCTGCCTGCGAGTCGCCGGGGTAGCGCAGGCCGAAGCCGAACTCTTGACCGAGAGGAGCCACGCGGCCATTGAGCGAGGCGTGAGACTCTCGAGCCCCAGGGTTCGCGAACCACTCGGCTGACTCGAAGCCCTCGGCCTCAAGCTCGCCCAGCCTGCCGAAGTTCGCGGCAGCGGTCGTCTCGGTCCTCGCGATGAGGTCGGCTCGCTGCGTCGTGCTCAGGAGCGTCGTGTTGAAATACTCCTCGCTCTGCTCGAGGTTCGCCCAGAGCGCCTCTCGGATGCTGGAGTATTGAGCGTCCGGGTCGCTGATCTGGCGCACGATCGCACGCTGGATCTCGAGGCGCAGGTTCTCCGCGATGCCCTTGAGGATCGGCGTGTTCTCCGCGAGGTACTGGACCACCTTCGGATTCTGCACGCTGAGGAAGTAGGTGGACGCCGAGCCCGTGATCTCCATCGCCATGCCGTTGGCGCTGGTCAGGATCATCGCCCCGATCTTCGGGTCGAGGGCCGCGACCATCGCGTCCTCGAACTCCTCGATGTTGATCGCGAGCAAGCGCTGGATCTCGGCCTCGGTGTAGATCGCCTTCCGCTTTGGAGCTGATCGCTCAGTCGGGTTCACCGCTTCCTCGCGCACGCGGCGGCGCATCGCCAGGACCAGATCGCGCAGCACGCGCTTCGCGGCCTTGGCGATCTTGCCCTCCTCCTGGCGCACGCTGCGATCCCACTCTTCCCACGCGCGGAGCTTGGCGTCGTCGCCCTCGAGGGCCTTCGTCTCGCCGTCCGCGCTGCGGGACTTCGACGGATTGAAGGCCCAGTTCTTCAGGGAGATGTCCCGCTTCGAGGGGCAGTCCCCCACGGGCTCGCCCTGCTCCCCGTTCTTCATCCGGGCGATGAACGAGATGGCGCGGTTCGCCGCGCGGACGTGAGTGCCATCCCAGTCGGCCTTCGGAGTCTCGAGGAGGCGCAGGTTCCGGTCGATCACGGCGGTCGGGTTCACCGACGCCTCGCGGCTGCACGGGTTATCGCGCCACGCCTTCAGCTCGCTGGCGCTCATGTTGACCGAGG